TCTCCGTACTTCTTGTACTGCCAAGTAGACTTACCAGACGCAGGAACGCCAACTAACATTATACATTCAGGCATTTCGATACTCCACGCTAAAGTAGTTGATATTGTCAACCTACAACATAATTTAAATAATGTACACAGTTAATTTAGGTGACGCACCGCATGGTCAGCTGCATGAGTTGCAGCGAATGAAGATGGCTTGATCTTAGCATCAATACCAAGAGATCCCTTTACCCAACCAAGCGCTTCCTTCACAGCCACAGATGACTTGTGCTTTGGATTCGGATTGATGTCAAGGTGAATCTCCATATGGCGATCACCGAGTACTTCAATGATCTCGGTTGCAGTAGCTACAGCATACTGAACCTCAGTCAGCAAACGTTGCTTTAGGTTACCATAGTCAGGCATGTCAACAGACTCGTGGAACAGTCGGCAACCCTTCTTCGAATCCATGTGAACTATTACGACCGTGGAATACTTAGCGTACCACATCTTGTTCTTACGAAAACGAATTGAGTCGCAACCGATATAGACCGATGACTCTTGACTCGAATCGAGAATTGCTTGCTTTGCTTCTTCAATCATTATACGTACTCAAAAATGGAGTCACGGGCGGGATTCGAACCCGCGGTTTTACGGATTTGCAATCCGTTGCATTGGACCACTCTGCCACCGTGACATTAATTATGGGTGTTTCCAAAGAACCTTGCGCTGTGCTTTGGCAACCCGTTTTGTTTCTTCTTGCTTATAGAAGTTAATCCACCTGTCGTATTTAGACATTGCAGCTTCCTTTGCAAGGTCAAAGGTTGCAAAAGTGTCTTGTCTCGTATACGGAGAGTGTGTATAGTGACTTATAATATTCCAGTTATTAATAAACGGTAAGAAACGAAAACAGCCAATCGCATATTCTGCAATAAACCCATCTTGCTCATTACCGCGAACACGCACTTTCACGCCGTAAGGAATTTTCTCAAACATAATCAATACTCCGTAATAAAAAACTGGTACTCCTGGAGGGATTTGAACCCCCGACCTAACCCTTATGAGGGGCCAGCTCTGACCGCTGAGCTACAGGAGTATGGTGCGCCGTGCAGGACTCGAACCTGCTGCCTCAAGATTAGAAGTCTCGCGCTCTATCCAGATGAGCTAACGGCGCAATTAATTAGGCGATACGACCTATTCGGTGGAGGAGGTTGGCTACCTTTACCAACTCGTCGGCACCGGACCAACGTTCGCTCTCTTGTGTACGAACAAGAGCATCCTTATAGGAATGCAATGCTCGCTTTAATAAATCCATATCTGCAGGAGCAAACGTGCCGCCTTTATTTTCTTTAATCATTATTTCGACTCCAATAGCCAAGTGTTAGCCGTATCCATCCAGTCAAGGACTTCAGGATCAAGACTCTCACCATTACGATATGCGCTGTACACTTCGCAGAACTTTTGTTCTACAGCCATGACACCATCATTCAATGTGGGCAGCGAAAACATTTCTATCTGCATAACTAATCTCCATATCTGTTACTATATATACCAATATAGTCTATTTTTGGTTAAATGTACACAACTATTTGCGGCGATTTACCGTAAAAGCGCCTTAGCGCGATCAATAACCCAAGGATCGAAGGGCAGATGAGTGCCAGTGGCACCAGTCCAGTCTGCAAAGGCTTCATCATAGAATCCTATTACCTTCTTTCGCTTCTGTAACTCTGTGAGTTCATCAGCCCATTCTTGCCACTTTCCATCGTCGATGACGTTATCATCAAGAACATAGTACAGATACGAATGCACCAACATCTGTGTCCTACGCTGACGAATCTTCTCAGACAGAGTCTGGATGTCGTTCACCATAGGATCGTCATCTAACCATGCAGAGAGATCTGACATTACTCAGACAACCACTTGGCGATTGAACCAAACTTGAGGTTGAGTTTATGTTCAAGGATCTCAAGACCATAGTGGTTGAACTCTTCCTTGCTGATACCTTCACCTTCAGCGATCAGTTCGATCGCGCGCTCACGTGAACAACCGTTCATTACCTTTTGCATGTCATCTACACAGCATTCGAATTCCCAAAAGTTGTTCTGCTGTTCGATAGCTTCTTGTTTGATCTGCTTGTCAAGTTTTGCAGAGAGATATTCAAAGTCAGCATCAAATGCATCGATTGACTCAAAGCGATAATCGCCGCCTGGGCGCATGCCATACACATCCTTGTACAGGTCTGAGAAGATGTCACCATCACGGCTGTTAGTGGCCGCGTTGATATCACGAAGAGTAAGCATAATTAAATTCCTTATTCACATTTGATATAACCATTATATACAGTTTTGGATTAATGTACACAGTTATTTTCAAAAGGTGCAAATTAAATTTTCTTTGATATAAGCAATAACTTGATCTGCATACAGATTTTTATCTGTACGCACTTTCATTACTTCATCCCAACGAATTTTAAAATCATCTAGAAATTTTTCACGATCAACTTCGTAGATAAAATCAACTGCATTGATATATCCATGTGCGCCTTCCCAATAGTTACCGCCATTGAAATAACGATGTGCGCCAATTAAGACAGCGTGTTGAACTACCTGTTCATACGTTTTCATATCATTTTTCCTTTTCATCATCATATACTCAGTATAATCTCTTTTCAAAATAATGTACATAAAAAAATGCGCCCAGAATCAATCCGAGCACATTTAATTTTGATTAGAAACGGTAGAATTTTTTACGGAATGAGTATGCAACGGAGTCGTCGAAGTCAGGATGACGAGACCAGAATTTCATTTTGCGTTCGGCGATCTCGAGTTCTTTGCGAGCCTGTTGCCGTTCGTTGAAATCGGTTGAGGCTTTGGCGATGTGTTCGAGCGCGATGTAATTGTACGAATGGTTAGCCCATTGCGTGTTCGGATTAAGACGATGAATTAAAGACGGATTGAAGTCCGAGTTTTTTGCCGATCCGGTGTCATAAAAAATAGCCATGATAGAGAACCTTTCCTAGTTGAAAGACCACTCTACCATAGCTATCGATATTTGTACAATCTTATTTTTTGCGACCGATATTATACTTGGTCACCAAATTCCATTCATCTTTCTCCTTGAACGGAAGGATCTTGATCTGGCTTAATGGAGTCAACGGTTCATCAGTCGAACCTTCCTCGGCTAGCTTAATCAGTTCCCAGTCAACCAGGAGATTTGTGATTGCATTTCTACGGCCTTTGTCTTCATCTGAGAAGTTTGATGGCTTACCGTCCAGAGCAAAGAGCTCTTTGAAGTGCACAATGTAATATTTGCCCTGCTTGTGCAGGATATGGCATGATTGGTATAGCGTCTTGTCTTTGCGTGATGCGACACCGATACGTGTCAGCGTTTCACGGACTTTAAGGAAATCGTCTTCCTCACCCAGCTTTACTTCAATTAAACTATCGACTACGTTCATTTCTAACTCCACCCTTATCAAGTTTATTTTTTATTGTTTTCATTTGATCCGGGGAAAGTAACTTAATTGCGGCTTTGGCCTTTTGACGGTTGTAGCCGTAGTAAGACATTACCAGTTCTAAATCACTATCCTTATCTTTTTTCACCCATTTTGAATACCGCTTACTGGGTCGTACAATATTTATTAGAAACGAATATTGCAACTTGTTATCCAGAGCATGATTACAGTTCATCATGTTGGCTAGTTGGATGGTATCCTGGAAGTAGGATAGTGACTTATTGGTAATGAATGCGTTGTAGCTTTTCTCTGCTAACTGGTCATTCTCGGTACCCTTCATAAGATTCTTCTTAGAAGAGTTGATTGAGTTTACAAAATCAAATGGGGTCATCCTGTCTCTTGCCCTTCATAGTCAATTCGGCAGACTTATCAAAGAAGTCTGCACATTTCTCACAGATCTCAAGAGAGACTATTCCATCATCGGTATTCAACCGCATTTCATGGAACGGTACACTCTTGAGATACTTATCTTCACACACGGCACATGTTTTGTTCCGGTTGAACCAGGTCATAGGAACTCACAGTCCGCCATGATTTCAGTGAGACAGGCAGTCAGATTGATTTCAGGATCAGCTGCGAATGCATTCTGATACTGGTACTTTGCAAGGTGGAGGACTAATACCGGTATGGAGTCAGGCTTTATATAGTCCTCCGCCTTGTCAAAGAAGGCACGGAAGAACTCGGTCGTATCCATGTCAGACTCTGCAACCCACTTACGCATTGCACTGAAGTTACGATCCTTCAGATAGCCGATGAGTTTGGCAAGTGCATTGTCTGAGAAGTTGGATAGAATACCCGAGTCAATGTTACCAGTAGCCGAATACTGCTGGAGTTCATTGAGAACACGACGCCAGTCGGGGAAGTGCTTGGTCAGGACCTGAGCAACAACCGCCTTCTCGAACGGCACATTCTCCTTCTCGAGGATAACAACCACTCGCTTCATGAACTGAGCTGCGAGGGCTGCCATCTCTGCCTTAGAGATCTTGAAGTTGATGACCGAACACCGTGACTGCAACGGCTCGATGATACGATCCTTGAAGTTGCAGGTCAGGATGAAACCACAGTTTGCCGAGAACTCTTCCATGAAGTT